TGATAGTAGTGTTTCACCTTCAATAAAAGTAATATATTCTGATGTCGATCCTTGACTCTCGTAACTTACATAAAAAGTAGTATCATCATNAGTTGTCTCGTCAACAGCAAATTGAACAACTGCGACTACACCAGAAACTGCACCAGTTAAGCTATATCCAATAAATTCAGAAGCTGTTGCTCCTTGAGTGATAGAAGATACTCTCACATAAGCAGGAGTAGAATATGCTCTTTCTCCAGGAACAATCTGATCTCCTTCTTTCATGAAACGAGACATGAAAGTTTCCAACTGATGTTGTTGCATCAGTTGCATGTTAGTCAATTCCCTTGCTTGAATTGGTTTTCCAGCTTTAAATAACAGACTATAATAATCTGTCAGTGGGTTATAGTCTGCGTAATAAGGTGAACGATTTAAATTCTCTTGAAAGGGCATCTTCTTTTAGCTTCCTTTTCAGTTATTTAGAAGGCAATTACAAGGTTAATTCTTTCAGACTGATCTGGATCTCTAACTACCGGTGAGATGTTAGAGAGATAAGTCATCAAACCTGAATACTTAGTAACACCAAGAGTACTGTATCCATTGACAAATGTAATTCCAGTAAGAGATCCAGAATATGTCAAATCGACATTTACAGATAAACTTCCTTGAGTAACAGCATTGGTTCCTTGAAATTTATAAAGTTCACCATCTGTATCTACGTTGGCTGATGATTGAGTGTATCTAATAACTTGATTTATTGCATCCCAGCCAACTACAAATCCATTAGCATTTTTAATAACAAGTCTTTCTGTTCCACTGGTATTCACTGGTACTAATACTTCTTGAGTGATTTTCTGTCCAACTAAGAATGATGTACCATTATCAATAGATGATGTTTTCATGGCATGACATACCTGAATAGGATCTGTATTTGATCCTGTATAATCAAAATTCTGCATTATTCCAACCTGTCTAAAAGATGCAGGAAAGTAATCTTCGAAGGTTGCATATCCAAGATTTGAGAATATACCCACTCTGGTTCCTCCCATTTGTCTTATCAAATCATAACCCCATCCGCCAGGAGGAGAAATGACTACAGTGGATCTGAATCCACCATTGCCTTCTGGATTGAGAGCATTTACTGCCTTATCTAAATCTGCTAATGTAGAGTAAACATTATTAGCAACAAAGTTCACACTAGCAAATGTATAATCGATTCCAGATCTAACCACTTCGACTTTGCTGATCCCGGAGTTATTAATTGTTACTTTTGCAATTGCACCTGATCCATCACCATCAATCTTAACGTAGTATTCATTATTTTGATTTGATATTCCAGCCGGGTTGATGGTATATCCAAAACCAGGACTATCAATAAGAACCGTATAAACTTCTCCAGCCGGTTTTAAATTTCTGCTATTTGTAATGACTGGAATAAAGTTATTAGTTGAATAGTTAACGAGCTGATTACTGGATACATTATAAACTCTCATCCATTGATAACCATCAGAAGTAAAGAATGCCGAAGTTCCTGCATCCAATGGTTCTACTGTAGATGGTGTATTATTGTTATTATCTAAGCAAACATACACATAGTTTAATCTATTGATTACAATAAACCTTGCATCGTAAATATTACTAGCACCAGTATAAGAAAGATTAACATCAGTATAATTGTGCTGATATCTATCATACACTTCTCCACTTGTCCAATTTGTTCTTGGAATCATATGATAAGCATCTATATCGTTTATTCTCTTTAATGTAAAGATATTATCCCATGTATTATAAAACTCAACATTATTATTCTGAGGAATTGGCGGATTATTTTCATCTACCCATGGTTGTGCTCTTCCTACAAACACGTAAGATTTCGCGACACCATCTTGATTCAAAGAATCAATGTAGTTCTTTGAATTCTTAATTCTTAAATCGTTGGTATTTACAGTTGCCATCAGATGCTTTTTCTATTATTTAGAATCATGTTGACGGTAGTAATACAACTTCCTCTGCTTCGGATGGCGAAGAAACTTCTGAGTTAATATCCAATTCAGAGAACATAATAAATCCAGAGGGATGAACTGTATCCTTCACGAATGTTTCGTACTGTACTCTTTGTAAAGGAGATTGAATATTATATGAGAACCATTGATAATAATAACTATCCTGAACCACAGCATACCTCTCACTAATCATTGATTGATCATTAATGAAAGTTCCCATAGGTTCTGCAGTTCCTCCTAAGACGATTCTGCAATCTGCTTCTCCTTCTCCTTTCACGATACCAGAGTTACCAAATGTATCATAAATTCTTTCCTCTGTTTTCAGTTCGCCATCCACATTATTTAATGTGAGTTGTTGGATTCTGATGTCGTATCCATCATCCTCTTTAATGACTGCCGTTACTAACTTATTGTCTATTGTTCCTTGGTATACATTGGATCCAGGAACAAGACCAATGGTTGGGTTTCCATCTGTATCTCTCAAATCAGAAATAATACATCTTGTTGTGATCAACAACTCAGGTACAATTGATGTATCAATAGCAGTATCCTTTCCTGGATCTATTACTTTTAGAGCAGTTATAATACCAATATCATTGGATAAAGAAATATACTTACCTTGTGTCTCTACAACCATCAGGTAAGGTTCTCTGTATCCACTACCAGGGTTCGTTGGAGTGATTGCGGTGATTGTACCATTATTCACTGTTGCGATTGCTGTGGCACCTGTGCCAGCTCCCTGTCTATCTTTAATTATAACAACAGGATTGTTATATCTACTTCCTCCATATACAACTTCAATATTTACAATTTCAGTTCCATCGGCAAATATTTCTGTTTCAATATCATACCACGGAATGTCCGTGTTTTCCAAATCAGCAAGTTGTGACTCTGTTGGATTAATAATAAATCTCGCTTCGTCTCCTTCTTTCTTGTATAAACCAAGAGCAGGAGGAATTTCAGAATATCCCAATCCACGAGATTCTACCTTAACTCTAGCTGCTGTACTGGGTACCTCAGGGTTGTTGGTGATATAACTTACGTCTCCATAATCTTCTCCATAAACATTATTAACATAAATTGAGAACTGACTGTTTGAACTCTCTCTTCCAAGAATTGCAGTTGGTGGGTCGTTTGCTTCATATCCGAAACCATAGCTAATAAACTCCGTACTAATTAATCCTCCACCTCTAAGTGGTGTATCTACAATTCCTCTATAAAATGCACCTTGACCAGATGGCCCAAAGAAAGAAATAACAAAATCTTCCGAATAACCAGATCCTTCTTGATTGATACTTAAACTTGCAACTTGACCAACTCCATTGATATTAGGAGTAACTACTGCTGGTATAACAGTACCTGCTTCTATAATTTCATGCACTGCATTAACTTCTTTAAAATCAGATCCAAAGATTTCAATAGTGTCTCCAATTTTTAAATTATGAGGTTCTGATGTTTTAATAGTGTAAAGAGCTCTTTCTTTATTGATAATCTTTGTTGAGTTCGGCAACAAAAGAGCTTCATCGTTATATCCTCTTGCAAAAACAGCCACACTTTCAACGTCTACTCCAATACCTTTTATATTAGAGTTTTCTGTAGTATCTCTTACTCCTGGATTTCCAGTTTGAAAATCTACATCATCGCCTACAAGGAAGTGATTCAAATCATCAAAGAACAGTCTTTCCTGTTCTGGTAATTCGGCAACTTGTCCAATAGGATTAGCTCCTGGAGTAGGTCCAATGGGCCCATCTGGAAAAATATCAGATGAGTACTGACTATTAAACGAACCAGATGGGTTACAAACAGTCCACTGATCGCTATCGCCATCATTCCACCACACATACATCTTACCTGTGAGAAAAGACCAGAATAAGTTACCATATTCAAGAACATTTCCATCTGGTCTCTCTACTGGAGCGATATCAGAAATTATTGTGTTTACAGACGTTTCAACTACGGATCCTGAAGCAGCTGCAATATTGGAATCGGTAGGCCAAGAAGTGTCGGCAGCATAATCTTCACTTGAGCTTTCTGCGAAAGGTCTAGTTCCTGCAGGATCAGTAATGACCCACTGGCTTGTTGAAGTAAGAGGATCATCATTGATTAACAACGAATCCACATACCAAATACTAAGAACACCATTTACATTAGACCACCATAAGTCTCCTGCTCTTAGAGGCGTGGAATCTGATCTTTGAGTTGGAGCTTTTGATGCTATAACAATAATATTATTACCTCCAGCAACCAATGTTGAATCAGTAACTGCTGATGATATTTCAACAAGCGACTCGTCGCTTGCTAGTGATCCTGTTGCTGATTTATCAGCAAGATTACCCATTGGTGTATTACCAATTGGTTGAGTTACAACCCATTGTTTGCTATTATTATCTTCATAATAAATAAACATTCTTCCATCGTAAATACTCCAACACAAATCTCCTACGTTGGGATCTAATCCACCAATACCAATTTTTGGAACTCGATATGTAATAATAACATCATTAGGAACAATACTACCGAGAGGAACATTACCGAATTCTATATCTTGTGGATTATCACCAAATAATAAAACAGGTTGTCCTAAATTATCATAAAACGATGCATCATCCGGCGATTCATTTCCAGCAAACAATTTAAGAGATGTTACTTGAAGTTCCAACTCCATTGTGTCTTGATTATAACTTCTTACTCTACCAACAGCATCATTCCAGTCTTTAATTATAGTATCTTTAACAAATGTATAAGACGAATCTGCATTTTTACTTAAATCCAGAATCTGTCTATGAGAGTTCAGGAAAGAGAACACTTCTGATCCTTCCGAGAAAATAACAGTTTCGCCATCCACCCAAGATACTCTACCTAATGCTCCACTTCCTGACATATTGTCATCATCATAATATAAAAAATCACCAACAAGAGTGTTAGAAGGAAGCCCTCTCTCAACTACAATACTAGAAACCCCACCGGTGCTAACATTAGTAACATCGAATTTAAAATCATTCTTTTGTCTTACGAGAAGTGGAGTTCTATTTCTAGCAATCGTCGAGATATCAACGACCCTAGTTTCTGGATAGGGTATTCCTCCAAATTTAATTTGAGTTGGCAGCCCAGTTTCTGTATCAAAATGCAGATACCAATCGATCGCTTCATTCTGATAGGTTTCACCGAGAATATATGGATATTCTGGATTGCCGGAATCATCAATTGTTAGAAAATAACAATATACACCATCTGGATAACTTTCTTCTGGAAATTCAGGAGTGTTACAAATTTTGCCATTATTCTTATCAAGTGTTGGAGTATAAACAAAAGTTGCATCTGATACCAACTCTGTTCCATCCTCTAGAGTAATACTATGTCCAATATGATTAGTCAATCCTGAACCATCAACAGTCACAACTCCTGCTTGATAAACAAAGTCTTGTGTGAATGTTCCCATGGGTTGATCAGCATTCACTGTCGGCGGTTGGCTGCCTGTGTTACCATTCTCACCTGGTTTATATCCGTTTGGTATGATAGCAGAACGATCATCCTGCAAAACATATCCAGATTCCATTCTGTTTATGCCGTTTTCGGTATTTCTACTATTACGGTATCCATAAGGTCCATAGATTGGATTGCCATCAAACGCCCATCCAAGAATAGGAGAATGAATTGTTCCATCATCCTCTAACTGTGATCTTAGATTCGTAGGTGATGCAACATAACCATATGTGCTTCTCTTCTTGCTAAGATCAATATTTTCGTATAAGAAACCCATTCCTCCATCAAAATACCAATCTGCATTGTTGATAACCTGAGCATATCTGTTGTAGTTGTAATACTGAACAGTTGCTGTTACATTAGCTCCTGAACCTGTAGGTATTACGTTAATAATAGTCTCTTGGCTATAATCAATTCCACTATTGGCAATCGTTATTGACGTGATTGATCCATCAGATATATTGGCCACGAAACTTCCGCCTTTACCTACACCGGTTGGATCAATAATCTGAATAGCAGGAACATCATTATAAAAACTACCTCCCGATTCAACTGTAAGACTAGTGATTCTTCCGTATCTGTCAATTACAGGAGCAATAGCAGCAGCANTACCAGATGTAATTGTTACTGTNGGATTNGAANNATAAANGTTNGGTGATGCAGNCGAGTTAATTACAATTGCAGTAACTCTTCCATCAACAACTGTTGCNGTTGCTGANGAATAAGGAGGATCAATAATCACAGTAGGATTGATATATCCAGATCCTTCTGTAACAATATCAAAACTTGCAATTTCTCCACTAATAACTCTCTCTGGAGATTGTTGACTATAAGCAGGGACACTATCTACAAATAAACCAATCTGACTTGTTCCTTTCTCGATCAGATTATTGTTGTTTTTGTCTAAAGGAAACACATAAGAAATATTACTGATTTCCAGATCTTTTCCAATCGAGTTATCATCGCTAAATTTACCTACTGTGTAATATGGAAATCCAGAAGATCCAATAATGCATAGATCCTTGTTAAAATAAACACTACTGTTCCCAGTTGTATATTCTCTTAATTCNGGAAGAGAAACAGCTTCAGAAATATTCTGATAAGAGTCATTTTCAATAAATGAGCCAAGAATAGGATATCTTGGATTTTGTTTTCCAGGACCGCCAATATTCACAATATCNGTCAATTTATGAAGANTCCCGCCGTCATTTACCTTCACTTTATTAGCAAGAGCCAACACCCAACAGTATGTTTGATAAATTACTCCATCAATATTGATAGAAGCCTCTAAGAAGCTCTCTCCAAACACTTCTTCGTTGGTGGTGTGAGTTTGAGTAACTCCATAAACACCACGAGTGCAGTTTAAGAACTGATTGAGTGTTTTATTGGTATATGAAATAGCTTCATTGCCAATATGAATAATTCCACTATAAGGAAATCCAACTGTGGACTCTACATTGATAAAAGTAGATTCACCATCAATTAAAGTACTTACGACTGTCGTAGGAGTCGCTGGAAGGTCTCCAACAATCGATCCGTCTTGAATTGATAGCTCATATTGAATATTTCCTTCATGTGCATAAGAAGTTGCATAATCAATCAATGCAGAACCAAGTTTTACCTTAGTATTAGTGCTCCAGTCTTCGATATTGTAAATTTCAAGTTCTTGGTTGATAAATTTATCAGGTTCAATGATATTTGATGGATATGGAGTTAGTGTCTTAGGTAATGGATACACTCTCATCACAATTGATTCAACCCAAGTAGAAGTAGAAGGAATAATCATTCTATCTCCAGGATATGTTACATCTACATCGTTTTCTGCAAAGATAATCTTAAAAAGAGCCTTAATACTTAACTTAGACCCCTTAGATTGATAAAAATCTTTAATATTTTCAAGTAGAGTGGCATTATTGATTTCTTCTGAAACCCTAGAAGGACTAATATCAGGTACATACGAATCATAGATCGTTTCCAACAAAGAAGTGAGAAAAAGCACTGAAATGTTGTTTACTACATCGCCTTTCGCATGATTTACAGCCGTTGTAATTCTATAAGTGCCTGCCGTCGTGAATGTTGGAAGAATAACAGTACCAGAGGCTCCTCTCTGAAGNCCAGAGAAGACATTTCCTACCTTTGTGGTATAATAGATGATTTCATCNTTAACATAGAGNACACCATCTTCATCAGGGAAGCCATATCCGTTTTCTAGCTCTAACGAAGTGTCTGTTGATGTAATATCTGTTGCTAGAATACCTTTTTCAACAATNTTGTTCTTNTAGGTGTTAAAATCACGATATGTCTGCAAATTCTGCAACAAATCTTGTGAAAAACCCATTCGTTCTTCGCTTTCGTCTGATTTCGTCATAAATTTGACGAATTCTAGATAACTTTGAGAAATATAACCAGGTAAAATGCTCTCAATTTGAGAAGATGGTGTTACGATTGTAGTATTCTTCATGAGTTAAGTACGTTCGATTCGATGACGGCGATAATACTTGAATTTCCGACATCCAAGTCCAAATAAACTGATTTCTTAGCAACAATATCTTGTGATAAAGGCAAAGCCTTCACTTTTACGATATTATTCGGTAAAACTGTTGATATAAATGTAACTGCATTGGTATATCCGATCTTTAAGTCTCCTGTAAGGTAATCAACCGTTCCCCACTTAGAATCTTGAACGATTTCCACTCCTAAATCGTTCACATAATAGAGATAAAGGTTACCTCTTGTATCATCTTTGAAATAATAGGTGTTTGTGAAGCCGGATAACTTAAATCCACTCGATTCAATCACGAAAGTTGACTTATTCTGTTCAATTGCCTGATCGAAACAGATTTCATAAGACGATGGAGTGGCAATTACTACCTCTGCATCCTTTCTCATCTTCATCACAGTGGTATTTCTAATAATTGAAGGATCTGCAG